CTGATCAAGATGGAACTTATGATGCATCACAGGTTGTTGCATATGGTGGAGCAGGTGCTCCTCTAACTGGAGACATTCTACTTAAAGGTGAATCTGTAGGAAATAGCGGTTCACTTGGTTGGATATTCTCTAACTCCTTTACAACAATTACCTCTCAGATTGAGAAGTTTATCTTTAATTCTACCAGAACAATTACAATTCAGTGGAAGTCTGGTGTCACTAATGGAAACGTCATATCTGGTGGTTTGGTTGCTGGCCAAGAAATTAAGTTATCAGGATTAACTGAGAACAAACTTAATGGAACTTTCTTAATTAATACTGGATTTACCAATGGTGGTAATACATGTACATTTAGTATTGCTGTTAATGATAGTATTTCAGCTGGTGAGTTAATATTCAATAATACTAACACACCAAATGCTATAATCAAACTTGCTAATGCTTCATGGAAGGAAGTTGGTGTACTTGGTGCTCAAACAATTAGGACTGATACACAAACAATAGGACAGTATAAGTTAGGTGTTAACACTGTTGCTCGTGCTGCTCATGCTGATTATTCAGAAGCATTTGTATCTGCTGCAACTGATCCTCTTGCTAACTTAGATGTTGTTGGTACTGCATGGATTAGTGGTAAAACTATTGAAAACTTTGCTGCTCATGCATCATACGCAGCAAGAACTCTAACTGCTCAAGACCATGCATTCATGGTTGGTGGTGACAGTTCTGCTCCACAAACAGCAGCAACATTTAGAGTTTCTACTACAAATAATGGAAGAGTTGGTATTAATACAACTCTAGCAAACATGAACAGTGCATTGACTGTTACTGGAACTTCTGAATTTACTGCTAGTGCTATATTCCAAGACGACATATCAGTCAATGGTGGTGGAGCTGGTAGTGCTAATACTGCTGATATTAATACAACCATTACTAATGGTACAGCAACATTATTCAATAACAATACATTTGTCGGTCTAACAACTGGAACCAGACCAACTCAAGGTCTATTAATTGGTGGATCTGCAAGAAATATTGAGATTGGTAATGTAACAACTGGATCACAAAATATCAAGATTGGTAATACAAGTAGTGATAGTGAGATTACTATTGGTGATAGTATTGATGGAACAAATACTAATAAGTCTAAGTTAACTCTTGGTGGTGCATTTGCAAGCACTGAGTCTGACTCCTTTGTACAGATTGACACTAAAGCACTTAAGATTGCTGGTGATACAATTGTTGGTACAAGAAGAGGACTATCTGATGTTACTAAGTTTGAGTCTCCATCTGGAACTGTTGAGTTCTTATCTGGTAATAGTGCAACAAATATTGTAGATTTTGCTACTAACGCTGCTACTCTAACCATCGCAGGTCAGGGTGGTACTACAACAATTAGAAACAACCTAAGAGTTAATGCTACAACCAGATTTGATGCTGATGTAACATTATGTGGTGGTTTTGCTTCTTACTCATTCGTAGGATTTAGAGCTCAAGCTGGTTCTGATATACAGACTCATGCAAGTGGTGTTCTTGGTAATAACCAGTTCAATAATAATGTTGATCTAATTACTGTTGCTGCATTTGCATCTACTACACCAACTGGTGAGTACAACCAGATTGATACATCAGGTTCTGGTGATTGGGGTGGAACTGGATTCCAACAAACACCATCTGGTCAAAGTGTTGCAACATTCCCAGTCTTAACAGGTGATAAGTATTACTTACCTCTTAAGAAGTCTCCTTATGATGCTAGTGGTGCTCAATATTATAATGAGAATGATATTCTACTTATTGATACTGTTGAACAGTCTAGTAGACATGCTGAATTTGTTAAGATTACACGTCTTCCACAGATTAATAGCACACCATACTATATTGAAGTTCAGAGACAACCATTTGGAACTTTATCTGGAATAAGAACAGATCATCAAGATACAACTGCTATCTATAAGTGTACTGTACAGTTTGGTGCTACTTGGACAGAGCAAGCAATTGATGGTGCTGGTACAGAAGATAATGTTTACCTATCACAATTTGGTGGTAGTTTAGTTGGACGTTCAAATCGTCAGACTGGTGGAGATCCTGCTTATGTGAGCACAACTGCACCAGGTGATTATGTAATCATTACACGTACCGCAACTGGTGATGATGGTGAGATATTTGAACTTAAAGAGACACTAACACAGGTTGCTAAAAAGTTATCAGTTAAGAATGGTTGTGATAGTCAGAACCCATTAACAGTATTTGAAGTTGACTCTGTTACTGGTAAGATTATAATCAATGGTGATCAAATCTATACTGGTGGTGTTACATTAAATGGTACATGCAGTGCTCCATATCAGAATACAACCACCAATAAGAAGTTAACTATAACAAATGGTAGTGGTATTACTACGTTTGAAGTTGACACTTGTACAGGTGACACACAGATTGGTAACTCACATGGTACAGTCTTCATGGTATCTGAAGCATTTGGAACTACACCAGCTGCATACGCCAAGAATCAAGATGCTGTTCATATTTACAGACATGATCCTGAGTCTAACCAACCTACTGGACCTAAAACAACAGTTGCTTCTAATGTAGGAATTTCTGATTCTAGTATAAAGGTTGCGACAAATTATCAGTCGTTTGTTGTTGGAGATTATGTTGCAATTTACAGTGGAACAACCGCACTTGAAATAGCACAGATTACATCTGCGTCAACTCTATCTGGTACAGATCAATTATTGAACTTTACTACTAATTCTAACTATCCTAACGGTGGTCGTGGATCATCTTCTAATAAGATAGAAGGAACAGTAGCACAAGCATGGAACATAGGTGCTGAAATTGTCAAGATTAGGAAGTATACAGAGACAACTACATTGATGCACGATATACCTGCAACACGTGCAGCAAGGGCATCAGCAATTCAAGCAAGAACACCTAACACATATGATCGTAGACTTGAAATTCAATTAACAAATGCAGATCTAATTCAACCAAAATTAGATTATATTCAATATGTAAGAATTGGAGAAGAATTCTTCTTACCTGATAGTGTTCATGGTGGTGCAGGTTGGAGTGCTACAGCTGGTCTTGATGCAGAGTTTGCAGTCAAGTTACCTAAACAATATAGAAATCCAAATGTTGTTGGTTCAACATTAGTTGATCTATTTGGTGGTGGAGCTATCAGAAGCAACGGTGACTTTGAATTAACCAGTGGTAATTTCAGAATGTATGGTTCTGATGGTCAAACACCAGTGCTCTTTATTGCTAATGATGATGGTCACCTAGGTGATGGATCTACTAAGGATCCGTTAACTAATACAAATGGCATGCAACTTTATGGTCCTGGTACTATTCATGGTGATTTTGCCATTAGATATAAAGACTGTCAGGCATATGGAGAATGTTCTGGTCCCACAACATTTAATGTTAATGCACTTAGTGGTGATACATTTATCGGTCAGAAATTCTATCAGGCAGGAAAAATTTCTGCCACAGAAATTGCTTCTGAAAGTGTTTTCCATATTGATAACCTTGGTGCTTCTGGAGCAACAAATCCAAAAGACTTTAGAATTTATCAAAACAATGCTATTGACTCATTCGGTATTGAGAAGTATTGGACAGGAAATGGTGGTAGAAGACATACATATGTTGCATATGATCCTACCACAGGTATTGGACAACAGGTTGCTAATCCACTACAGGTTAACAACAACTATCTAATCAATGCGTCTTCTGGTGCAAACATGGTTCTATATTTACCTGATAACGCACAGACAGGTGACATGATTAGATTCGTTGAACTAAGTGGTAACTTAACATATAACACAAGTTTAATTATTAGAGCACTCAAAGTTGCTAATGTTGCAACTTCAATTCAAGGTGATAATACTGGTACTAAAGTTGGTGCAGGATCTGGTGTAACAAATACAACTGCATGGGATTCTGGAGAATTAATTATTCAGACACGCAATGCATCATTTGGTCTAATTTACGCTGGTAGTGTTGATATTGAGGGTTCTTCAAACGCACAAACAATTCCACCTTCATTAAGAGGTTGGTGGTTAATGGAGTTATAAATGGCATCATATTACGATTCTATTAAAAGTATGAAAACTGCCAAGATAGGTACAATCCTACCTTGGAGTGGTGATGGAGGTAGTGGATTTCTCCCCTCCAATTTACCTAAAGGATATCTAGTGTGTGATGGCAGCACAAAAGATGCTAGTGATTATCCATTGTTAGCATCTATGATAGGTGATACTTATGGTGGTGATATGACACAAAGTAATGGAGATCATTACACTTTCCCATATGTTGATCCTACCAACGGATCTGATACTGCAACATTTAGATTGCCTAATTTATCAAATAGATTACCTCTTGATTTAGAACCAGCTAATTTAGATCAAGCTCAATATCAAATGGGACAGAGTGATCCTAAAAATCAGGTTATTGATGATAATGGAACTAAACTAGGTGATTTAGTTTCTGGATATGGTGAAACATATGATATTAAAACATCATGGTCTGCCAACGCTGATATAGATTTTACATTAAATCTTTCTGGAAATTTGTATTTTAAATTCACTAATTTTGTATTAACTGCTCCTGATTTTTTAGAGTCAGTATACACGTTAAATCGTAAATTAGGTATTAACCATACTCCATCACATAGTCATTCTGATCAAATATTGTCAGCTCAAGTAGACCAGAAAGGAGCAATGGTATTTCAAACTGACGCTGGTATTACTATGGATGGAACTCAAGGTTGGACTAATGGTTGTAGTGGACAATTTGGTCCTTTTAACTGTTCATTTTCAGAGGCTGAACCTCATAGTTGGCAGAATGGATCAGTTAAAATGTCTTATTATGGAGATGCTACTTATGAATACACATTACCTCAAACAAATAAATTTTATGAATTTACAACTGATACTGTAAATGCTGGTAAAAACTACTGGGATCAAGTTCCAGCTGGATCTAACCAATGGCGAGGGACAGAAAGGGGTGCTGGACCTAAAACTCAATCATACAAACAAACTATACCAGCATCAGGAAATACTGATGAGATACTTGATACAGACCCTATGGCAACTCATGCTCAACCTGCACAAACAGGCATGTTTCCTAGACCATTGGAATATTTGAATAGAGCAAATTTTTATGGTTACACTCCCGATGGTCAAACTACTCCAGTTAGAGCTGATGGAATGAAAGATTCTCCAGAACAAAGACCAGCTTTTATTGTTCCAAATGTTGTTTTAACAGAGGGATCTAGCAAATTTGTTTTACCAGATGGCACTGATATTTCTCAACAATATGGAACTGGTACTGATGCATGGTATCAATGGGATAAAATTCGTCCATTAATGTATGTTACAACAGCAGATAATAATGATAAGTATAAGTGGATAGAAGAGGGAATGATGGTTGACAGGATAGAATGGATACCAGATGCAAATAATACAGCTGCTGGTGGTAACTATGAGGTAACATTAAATAAAAATGTTGGTATTGGTGATGTTGAAGTTCCACCTGGTTGGGGAACGGTGACAACGGGATTGAAATTTAGAGATGGTACATTTCCAACTACATTGAATGTTGGTTCAACATCAAAAGATCCATTAGAACAGGCGTTTTCATCCCACAATCATGGAGCATTTGAAATAGGACAAACTTTAGGAACTATGGTAGGACCTCCATCTCATACAGCAGTAAATGCTGATGGATCTGCACTAGCAGCACAGAGTATTGAAAATGCATTAAATATAGCAGTAGACACTACTCAACCTTCGTTAACTATGACATTTATTATCAAGGCATTCTAATGGCAGTATTCTACAACAAAGAAAGAGCAAAGTACGGACATATAACTGGTCAAGTTATTGTATGGCCAGTAACATATGAGGGTACGCCAGATACAGCAATTAATAAAAATAATTTACCTGCTGGTTACTTAAAATGTGATGGATCAAAATATTTTGCTGAGGATTATCCAAGACTTGCTGCTATTTTAGGAACTGGCACTAATACTGCTTTTATGAAAAAGAATTTAGATGGCACTGATTTTGAAACTATAAATGATAATCAATTTATGGTTCCTGATCTAGGCTCTAAATATCCTGAACCAACTTCAGGTGCAAATGCAGGTGTCTATAATAATATAAGAAAGAATGATGAACTAGGTGTAGAAAAAAGTAGATCTGGTGTTGGTATAGATGCAGAAGCAGCTATTGGAACTACTAATGTTCAAATTACATATAGTGGAAGTATCAATGTTCCATCTCAAGAAGTTGAAATTAAAGGAAAACCAAGTTGGACATATGCAGGTGCAACTCACTATACAGAGGTAGAATCTGTAGAAGAAAATCAGATACATCCACATTTACATTTTAGTGATACATATAGGTCTAGATTAAGAGCTCAACCAACCATATTAGAGATAGATAATGATCATCCAAAAGCAAGTGGAGGAACTGGGTTAAAAAATGCTTCCACAATTAATGTTCAAGAGTGGGTAAATGAAACAAGAGCACAAAATGACGCTGCTAATCCACCTGCCAGTGGACAAGAACCATGTAAAGCATTGCAAGCATGGAACCCAAACTCAGGTACTAACGATAGTGGAAAACCTCTTTTTGAAGGTGGTTTGGGCACTCAAACAGGATATTCTGGTGGATGTATTGCAGAGACAACAACAGGACCATATCGTATTGGATCTGGAAGTGGGTTTGAATTTGGTTGTATAAATCTTGCTACATTCCAAGTAGACAGAGGGACAATAGCTGGATCTGCAAATAGTTCAGATACTACTCAATATCAAAATAAAACTTTTATTTTTTGTGGTGGTGGTAGTGGAGCTATTAGTTCTACTATGACTATACAACCAACATATATCGCTGGTGCTGTTGGTATGCCAACCGATTTTAGTGGTTCTGCCTGTGCTGATGTAGTTCCTCTTCAATCAAACGAATCTGCGATTAGTGGAGTAACTATAACTGATCTTGATAATGAAATAGTAGACACTGCTGATATACCAGGTACAGCAGGTGTTTTACCAACTGCACATAGTCATAGAGTTAGATTAGATAAGGGTGACCATACATATAAAGTAAAGACTGATGCTATATCAGTTGATCCAGAAAATTTATCTACAACATTTGACATTGGAGTAGATAAGTCTATATCAATAGACTCTGCAAGTCAACCATTTATTGTGATGGAGTATTTAATTAAGATATAATTATGGTACAAAGTTATAGAAATACAAGAAGAGGATTTTATACTGATTGTTATCAGGATACCACACCCATTGGATCTATAGTAGCAAACTTAAAATCTGGTGCTAATAGTTATGACCATTCATTTATCAATAAGGCTACTAATTTACATAAATTAGAAGATTTTAGTGGTAATGCATATGCTAGTGGTGATGATCCAGCATATACTCATGATGGATATTTGTATTGTGATGGATCTTTGTTCAATATCTCAGATTATCCTTCATTATATCAAATAATTGGCACTTCTTATGGAGGAAGAGCAAGTAGCGGTATTGATGTGGTTAGTGCTGGATCTGGATATACGACATCTTCTGTTGTATCAATAACAGCTCCACCTACAGGTGGCATACAAGCAACTGCTATTGTTAAAGCAGTTGATAGTAATGGTGGTATTTTAGAAATAGATACTATAAATCCAGGTTCAGGATATGTAACTGAACCAACTGTAACAGTTTCTGGGGGAAGTAACGCTACGTTTAGTGTTAGGTTAAATTCTTCTGGTCTTATTCAAAATATTACAACTGGTAATGTAATGGATTATTGGGGTGAACAATATTTGGGGACATTTAGAGTTCCTGATACTGTCACTAAAAAAATTGTTGGTAATGGTCCTGTATTCGGTCAGAACTCACCTACAATTGGTAATTTATCAATGTCAGTTGGTGCTACAGGTGGTGCATGGTATCTTGATAAAAATCAACAAGACGATTATTTTTCTTTAGGTAAAATCACAACAACAGGATATGATAATGTTATTGAACAGGTTGGTTGTACCATAATAGGACAACAAAAAGTTACTGTTACTATGGAAAAGAAGAAATTACCTTCTGTATTCCAACATAGTCATGCAGTTCTTACTAGTATTCCTGGTAGTACTACATGGTCAGGAAAAAGTCATGGTGATAGATATGTGCAAGGATATAAAAATAAAAATGGTAGAGTTCAAAGATGGTATCCAACTGGAGGTACAGTTTTAGAACACTCTCATGCATTATTAAGACAACCAATTACTAATAATACTATTGCCACCTATGATTTTATGGATTATAAAGGTGGTGATGAAAGTGTTGGTGCTGTTAAAAATATACCAGACGCATCAGCAGCAACTGGTGCAGAGTATGAACCACAACCAGGTTATACTACAGAAATACCATATGATGATCAGTTTTATCTTGCATCTGGTGCTTCTAATGCAGGATCATTTGAGTTTCAAACCTCTATTGGAAACCCTACTTTATTAGCATTTACTTCTTCCTCTGAAATTGGTGGAAGAGAGGTAACTACTGGTGGTACACCAAATTATGATTTTAGTCAAGAATTTGAGTACACAACACCAGGTAATTATAGTATACCACTTTCTAGTATTACTGGTACACCTGATAAATTAATTTATGAACTTGTAGGTGGTGGAGGATCAGGAGCTCTTGGAACTCTACCTGGTAATGATGGTGGAGATTCTACAGTAACAGCAGGAACTGGATTAATTATAACCGCTGGTGGTGGTAAAGGTGGTAATTCTTCAAATGGTAATAATGGTGGTACTGGTGGATTAGGTGGTCAAGCAACAGAAACTGGATCACTTACCAATGTTACAATAGGTCAAGGTGGACTCGCTGGACAACAAGGAGCTAATGACGAGAAAGATGAACTTTCTTTTCCAAGTAATCCTGGTGGAGGTGGTGCTGGTGGTGCAGCAATAGGTACAACTGGTGATGGTTTTGGATCAGATGGCGATAGAATGTTAGTAGGTGGGATGAGTGGTTCATATAGTCAAACTCTCACTGGTGATGGTTCATTTACTAATTTACCTACAACTGGCGGATTTACACAGGTAACCTTCAAACTTAAAGCTGGTAGAGGTGGTGATGGAGTAAGTAAAAACACAGGTGCTGGATATGAAAATAACAGAGGTGGTTATGGTGCTGAAGTTCTTCTTGAACTAAAACAGAGTGAACTCGCTAATTTTACATCTGCTCCAGGTGCAGGTTGGAATGTTGTTATTGGTACTGGTGGAAATAATAGAAATGGTGGAACTAATTCTCTCAACGCTAATGGTGGTTATGGTGGCCAAGGTGCTCAAGGTAAACATGGAGGTGGTGGCGGTGCTGCTACAATATTAAGGAGAGGAACACAAATCGTTGCTGGTGCTGGCGGTGGCGGTGGCGGTGGTGCTGATGGTAATGAGGGAGGAACAAATGATGCACAAGGTCAGGCAGGTGGTGCATATCCTGGCGGTGCAGGTTTATATACTGGTCTTCAATCATCCTCAAGTGGAACAATAAATTCTGGTTCAGGTGGAACAGGTGGAGAAAAAGGATGTGTTGGTGGTGGCGGTGGAGCTGGTGGAGGTGGTGTCTCCTCTGGTGGTACTCTTGGTGGTGGAACTGGTTATGGTGGTGGTGGAGCACCTGGTGGTCCTGGTGGAGTTCCTGGTGCTTGGGGTGGTCACGGTGGTGGTGATGGTGGATTACAAGGTATTTCTGAATATAAAACCACTTACTTCTCATCAGGTAACTTATCATCACATACTGCTACCAACGGATCTGCACAACTTGATATAACATATAATAATAACTATTGGACAGCAGCAGGTGGTGGAGGTGGAAGTGGAGCACGATGGTCTGGTAATACTGATTGGTCTAATGTAGGAAATCCAGCTGCAATCACCGTTACTGTGGGTTCTGGTGGTGCAGCTAAATCAGCGACTGGTAACAATGCTGGATCAACGAGTGCTGGTGATAATGGATATGCAAAAGTTGCAGTTGGAACAATAACTGGATATACTGGAGGTACAACAGGTACAACCACAGGTGATATAATTGAGTCTGCATCGCAAAATGCAACTGTTTGGGATGTTAGTATTAAAAGTAATGGTACTGGTACAGGTAATGGAGGTAATTTTAAACTACCATCTACACAAGTTCCTACAGTATTATTCCGTGGTGGTGGTAAATCTAGTGATGGTTCAACTACTGCTAACGGATATGATCAGTCAAACACTGGACATGCCGCAGCAACAGTATCACTTACAGCTGGTTTAGTCACAGCTGTTAATCTTAGCACTACTGCTGGTACTAATACAGGATACACTGAGCAACCTTATGTTTACTTATTACATGGTGCTGGTGCAGGATCGTATATTACTTCTACATTTTCTAATGTCTCAGTATCTGGTTTAACATTAGCTGGTAGTGCATCTGCATATACACATTTCTTATTGTTTGGTGGTTCAGGTTTATCTACTAATAGAGATAGATTTGCAGTATTAAAAGCACAAGATACAACTGCTGTAAACTATTTTGGTATTAAAGCAGCGAGGGGTAATGGTGTTAATGGTGGTGATGTGCCAGAAGAAGGATTAAAAGTAGAATATCAATTAGCAGGTTCTGCTAGTTGGGTTTATATTGATACTATTATTAGTCCATCAGCATCAAGAACTGATCCTCTTACTGGTATGATCGTTCCTGCATGTGGTACAGGTGTTGCACATGATGGTACATCAGGTGACACTAAATGGTATACTTATACTGTGGCAATGCCACAAGCAGCGAGGGCACCAGGTACAAAAATTAGATTGTACCAAGAAAGATCTGAACAAGGTGGACAAGATCATTCTAGTGGTGGTGAATATGACCATTATGGTATATGTGAGTTCATATACTTCAGAGAGAAAACAACAACATTGGTATTTGTTCCTTCATCTGGTGCTATTAAAAGAAATAGTGTTGACTTCTTAGAATATAATGTACAAGGTGAAACAGGACCAGGTATTACATATAGTTCTGGTATGGGTTGTAGTGATGCTACAATGACGTTGAAATCAACGACTAAAATAGAACCACAGGCAACTATTGAAGCAGATTATGCTGTTCCTTTGTTTACACCTTACATTACTTGCAAGTACTTAATCAAAGCATTCTAAATACTAAAGGAGATATAATAGTAAAATGGCAAGCGAACCAGTATTACAAGTTGAATTAAATGTTATTGGACAGGAATTATCATATAATGGTACACCTAAACCAATACCAGCAACATATTGGACTGACACATTAGTTCCTTTACTGTACCCTACATGGGATACTGATAAAGATAAACTAATTGCATTCTATTATTATAGTAATGGTACATACACTGCTAAACGCAGAAAGTATGTCATGAACTTCAAGACTAATACTAATGAATGGAAAGATTATGAAATGGAGCAAGTATCCAGTTCTGTTGCTGATACATTCAAGGATAAATTAATTGAAGGATGGTATGCTATTGATGCCATTGAGAATGTAGAGTTCCAGAATGAACTCGGTGCAATGTATGCTAAAGCAAGAGCTGTCTCCCCACTATCAGTAAGACTTGCAAGAGACTTTTTATTAACTGAGACTGATTGGGTATATGTAGAAGATTCTCCTGTTGATGCTGATACAAAGGCAATGTATACAGCATACAGACAAAAACTAAGAGACATAACTGTAACAGTAGAATTCTCCACTAATGTTGAGGGTACTAAGTTTCCCATTTCACCTGAATTTTATACCAAAATATACAAAATAGAGAACCCAAGTAATGCTTATCTAGCAACCAATGATCAGTTTTTACCATTAGCATCTCATTATCTTAAGAGATATAAAGATAGAATGGCACATTATTTACTTACTAAGTCATTTAGTGAGAGATCATATTTTGAGAAGTTTATTAGTGAATATCAAAATGTGAAGAAAGGTGCAGATGATTTCCAAAATACAGAATTAGCCACCACAGATCAAAAGAAAGAATTTTTAAATAAGTTACTCTTAAAAGTTCAAGATGATATTGAAAATCTAGGGAGTTAGTTATGATCATACAAGGTAACGAACTACAAATATTTGATCTTGTTGCATCATATGCACAAAGATATCAAAAGACATTAGTGCATTTCAATCTAGACAAGTATAATAGTTTAGATGCAACTAAGAAAGCAACTGTAACAACATATTATACATCCATTGTTGATGACTATGTACTAGACATAATCAAACAGGGTGGAATATTTAATACTATTTCATTTGATGAAGAAACATCAGCAAGCACCTATGTAAGTTCATGGTTTCCATTAGAATCAGAGTGCCCTGATGCTGACCATTATATTCATGCTTATGTTGTGGATTCTTATGGTGATATCATATGGGAGAATAAACCAACAGGCAAACAGTGATATTATTTCCAACTCTCGTAGTTGATGACTTTCTTGATAATCCTGATTATGTTCTAGATTTAGCAGAAAACACAGAATATCATAATCCAAGTCATACAAATCATCCTGGTGTAATTTCCAAGGATAAATTATATGATTTAGATCAAGAGTTATTTAATACTATTCTACAAAAAATAATTGGATATTATTGGGACTTAAAAAATCCTGTCAATTATGATGTTGAAATGGAATTTCAAAAGATTGAATCAAACGGTCAAGGTATTATTCATGTTGATAGAAGAGGAAATGATGGTTCTTTATGTGCTGGTGTCATATATTTGAATAAAAATATAGACAGAGATACAGGAACATCATTTTATAAGTTATTAGATCCTGATTATGAAATCAAAGAGGAGTTTTTAGATCCTGTTGCAAGATTTCATGCTGGTGAACATGTAGATGGACTTGACAAAATATGTCAAGATCACTATAATAAATTTGAAGAGACCATGAGAGTACAGAATCAGTACAATCGTATGATTACATATGATTCTAATATATGGCACACTGCTACATCTTATGGTAATCAAACAAGATATACTCTACGTTTTTTTATCAATGATTTAGAGTCTAAACATCAAAACTTTCCTTTACTAAGGTAAGTAGACACTATTACAAACTGTCACACACCCCCTTCACAGGGGGTATTTTGATGTTATAATGAGTATATAACAAACAAATTACATCATGATCAAAGTTGGAACTAACGTCAAGTCAAAAATACATGATGATCTTACTGGTCAT